GGTTGTTCCCAGGATTTCCAAGTAACCGGATCCTTTTGGAACGAACGGCTCAATGCCCTCACCGCATCTTCTGATAAATTGTCTAGTTTCAGCTTCAACAATGTCTCATTAAGGAACCTCCTATGGTCATGATCGAAAGAGATGTTCTCCTTGCCCGAAAGGAAGGAGGCCTCAATCGCCCGACCGACAGGTGTACCCTTACGGACTTGTTGGCTTAGCCAGGAACTTTTCAGCTTGAGTTCGTCAGGGGACACTCGACCCGAAGGTATCCGTATTGCAAAAGGATACTGCTTCAGGAAGATGGCACCGACACCCTCAGCTAGAACCGGTGATACCACAGTCTTGGATAGTTCAATCTTCGCACCCATTCTCTCGATCAAAGTTTTGTAACGATCGAATACCAATGAGGTGGAGTCGCTATGGACTGAGAACACGATATCGTCGCCGCAGATGCAAAAGTCACAATCTGAAGTGGCTGCTGCAAATTTGGCTATGAGAAAGTGCGTCAGTTCATACATAGGAAAAGAAAGGAACAAGCCCATAGGCTGACCATTGGAATATCGAGCATATCCAGAGCCCTTACCCTCTCCATAGACCTTTCGGTCATAGATGAAGGGTAGGTACAATGGTTGCAAGAAACCTTTTGGGACGCCCATGGTACCTAGTATGGCAACTTGGAGGTTCAAAGAGAGCCTGTCGGTGGCGTTAGACTGGTCGATGCTCATCAGGGTCCTACCCTTTCGGAAGGACTCCACGATGAATCGCTCCATCTTACTTTGATCACCGGAAGCAATCTCAATTTGAGACCAAAGCCAAGTCCGCAACCAATCAGCCAGGTTCTTATACCGAAGCTGAAGGACACGGTGCCCGACTAGAATGTTTCTGAACTTCCCTTTGTCCGCGATCGGGGTGACTCGACCCAGAAGTCCGGGAGACGAATTTAAGTCCTCATAACCAGAATCGAGAAGGGGATCTCCCCATGAAGTCTCGAACTGGCCATAGGGACCGCGATAAGTCTTGCCACTATCGTCGGTGTACTTCTTGTGGGTATGGATAACCGAGACGGGTTCCAATACAGATTTGGGAACCCGGGGTAAGTCAACATACTTAACCAGGAGAACCGCGTAGTGGTCAACGGATCCGGAGTGTTCGGTCTTGACGATCGGGTCCAGACTGGGACGACCTTGGAGCACGAGCTTGTAACTGTTAAGGACGGTGAGAACCTCCTTCACAACCGTCAGGTTGGAGAGGTTATCAACCAAATACCGAAACAGATCCATATCAGGAATA